GTAGTTGTGCATGGTGCCTAGTTTGCTCTCCCTCTTGTACAACTTCATCGTCTTTAGGGTTTCTATGAACATATTACTATTTAATAAATACGAATAACACATTATGGCGAGAATTAACATAGACATAGGAACACTGGGCAATCCGGCCACGGGCGATACTTTACGTACCGCTATGACCAAGATCAATACGAATTTCGAAGAGGTATTCCAACTAGTAGGTGATGGTGACACAGGTCTATTGACGACAAGTGTAACAAACGGTGATTTAAAGATACAGGCCAACGGTACGGGTATCATTGAAATAGATCAATTACAAATCAACAACACTGCGATCACACCAATAGTAACCAATAGTGACTTGACGTTAACAGCAAATGGCACAGGCAACATTGTTTTAGGTGCCGTGACCGTATCAGATAATAAAATAACATCTAATGAATCCAATGCAAACTTACAAATTGACGCCTCAGGTACTGGAGCAGTTGAAATCTTAACAGCAAAAGTCATTATGGCCAATCTACCTACAAGTGATCCAAGTGTTGCTGGACAGTTGTTCCGAAGCGGTAACGATCTTAGAGTAAGCACAGGCTAATAGCCGCTAGACGCATACACACAAAATACGCTAAATATTAGTCGATATGGCACAAGAACTAATAAACATAGGCGCACAGGCCAATGATGGGACCGGTGATACTATCAGGAACGCTGGTCGTAAGATAAACGTTAACTTCACAGAATTTTTCGCGTTGCCTGTCGTAGCGTCTGATATAAGATTCGAGCAAAACAACATCGTGTCAAAGTCTTCAAACGCCGACATAGTGCTTAAAACTGCAGGAACAGGAAATATATCGTTCCCGGCCCTCACAGTTGAAGACAACAACATCAAACTGACGAGGTCAAATGATGACTTGAAAATCACGGCCAACGGATCAGGCAAGGTTGTCATAGGCGGGATAGGTTTCGCAGGCACGTCTATAGTGGCCACAGACTCCACAATAATAAACATAAATGAAAACTTGATAGTTGACGGAGATTTTGGAAACAACTCTAACACAATAAACACAGGCACCATGAGTGCAGGATCAGGCTCACAGGTGGGTAACCTAACACTGGCCAATGGATCCATAACGGACTCATCGGGAGCCATCAGTTTCGGCAACGAGAACCTTACCACCACAGGAACACTGGTCGGGGCCACAGGATCTACAATCGGGAACCTAACGCTGGCCAATGGATCCATAACGGACTCATCCGGGGACATCAGTTTTGGCAACGAGAACATCACGACCACGGGAAATTTTAATGCAGGAGTAACAACACTCGGAAGCCTCACAGTATCCGGTGCGTCTTCATTCGTGGGAACAACCACAGTGGACAACCTCACATTCAACGACAACATCATAAGCACCAGTTCCAATGCAGACCTTAACCTTACCCCAGGAGGCACGGGTGTGGTCAATGTGTCTAACTTGACGATAGATTCAAGTATAAATTTAAAAGACAACGTGATCAAGGTCACACGTTCCGACGATGATCTTGTTCTTTCAGCAAATGGCACAGGTTCCGTACAAATGTCAAAAATCGATATGAACGAAGGAACAGTGGACAATGTTGTCATTGGTGGCACAACACCGGCGGCAGGAACTTTCACTACATTGGCATTCTCGGGCACATCAATCGTGGCGGACGGTGTAACCATAACTGATAACACCATCACTGCGAATAGATCGAATGATAACCTGGAACTCGAGGCCAATGGATCAGGATATGTGAACATCAACGGGGTTTTGAACTTTCCAAACTCAGACGGTACCGTGGGACAACTTATCCAGACCAACGGAAGTGGACAGTTGTCGTGGCAGACTTCTCCGATCTTGTTCAGTGTGTCTACCATTGCGGACAATTCCAATACAATTTCATTCTCAACAAGTACTGAAATCGATCATGTGACATCGACGGGTTCACACAACAGGATAGAATCTGGCACAGTGGTGCAAGACAGTTTTGCAACTTCAAAGTATGACAGTGCATGGTATTTGGCAGTCAACCGAGATGATATCAGTGATGAATTCGAGGTAACAAAACACTCCGTGGTGCACAACAATTCAGATGCTTTCTTAACGACTTCTATCCAAGCCAAGACAGGAACCAACAATCATGTGATTACTTCGGCAGACATAAACAGCGGTCTTATAAGAGTGCTAGGCACAGGTAGTTCCCCTGAGAACTCCATGTCCTACTACAGGATCGGATTGGGAGATGATGACTCCACAGGATATTCCGGTGAAGACGAGGCGGCCGTCGTGATCAACGCGGACGTGGACAGTGCCAGCGAAGTAATTGACTCATGGGCACATGCATCATTTAGAGGCGCCAAGTATTACATATCTGTGAACAACGCATCCAAGACCGAATTGAGTAATATTGAGTGTTCAGTGGTCCACAACGGAACAACTGCTTTCATATCAACCTACAACATAGTGAACACAGGCAACAACGACCTTGTAACCTTGACTGCGGCCATAAACGGTAGTAACGTTGAGGTCAAGGCGGCCGGTCTTGAACCTAACCTAAGGATACACGCATACAGGATCATACTGGCCGACAACGAGGCAGACAGGAGTTCAACAAACATAAACGTGATAGGAGATGTCACAGTTTCAAGTTCGACAACGACTCTGGACACTTTCAGCACTGGCACATACCAAGCGGCACATTACGTGATAGTTTCTCACAATGCTTCAGAAGGGCATTCAGCGATCTGTGAGGCGGCAGTGGTCAGTGATGGCACAAACGCATTCGTGACACAGTACGCACTTACGTCAACGAAAGGCACAGATCAGATCATATTGTCAGTCGGCCATGCAGGTAGCACCACAACACTGTCGGCAACTTCAACATCGGGCGGTTCTACAAAAGTTAACGCATACAGGGTAAACTTATCAAGGGGTGCGGGCACGTCCTCCGCCTCGGCAACACTCGATTCGGTGAGTGCATCCAATATTAGATCTGCGAAATACAATGTTCAGGTGGTGGATGCCACAGGCGGGAACTATGAATTATTTGAAGCCAACGTAACCCATGATGGATCTAATGCGTATGTCAGCACATTCGGAAACGTGGGCAGTACAACCGGTTTGATCACTGTCACAGCAGATATCGATAGCGGCAATTTAAGACTGTTAGGCACTATAAATAACACTAACGATCACGTGGTCAAAGTAATTAGAAGGGAAATGAACGTATAGGCATGACACAACAGACACTTAACATAGGGTCAAATGCAAACGACGGAACGGGCGATAATCTAAGAACCGCCATGACCAAGGTGAATGAGAATTTCACTGAAGTTTATTCTGCTCCAGGCTTTAGTTTAGATGCAATAACAATCTCCGGCAATGAAATAAGTGCCGTTAGATCCAACGATGACCTTGTTTTCAACCCAGCGGGCACTGGTGTAGTCCAATTCCCTGCCATAAAGATCGACGACAACAATATTGTAGGAACAAGATCAAATGAGGACATCAACCTTCTACCTAGCGGGACAGGTTCGGTGGTGTTTGGTGCAATCAAGATAACAGGCACGAGCCTATCATCCGATGACTCAACAGCGATAAACATCAACGAGAATTTAATCGTAGATGGAACTGCTAGTGTCACAGGTACAGCAACCGTCGGCACCCTAAATGCTAGTACGGGATCCACTATAGGTAACCTAACACTGGCCAATGGATCCATAACGGACTCATCGGGAGCCATCAGTTTCGGCAACGAGAACATCACCACAACCGGAACAGTTAGTGCAGGAACAGGATCTACAATCGGGAACCTAACACTGGCCAATGGATCCATAACGGACTCATCGGGGGCCATCAGTTTCGGCAACGAGAACATCACCACAACCGGAACACTGGACGTGGGTGGACTAACGACTCTTTCAACTCTGGCTGTCACCAGCACTACAGGGTTAGTGGGAACGACTACCATAGACAACTTGACCTTCAATGACAACACAATTGGATCAAGTTCAAATGCGGACATCAACCTGACCCCGGGAGGAACAGGAAGTGTTGTAATCTCTAATTTGACTGTTGACTCCAACATCAACCTCACAGACAACGAAATTACAACAACACAGTCCAACTCGGATCTTGTAATTGCCCCAGCAGGTACAGGACAGGTTGTCATCGCCAAAGCGGACATCAATGGCGGTGCCATAGATAATACAACCATCGGAGGAGCAACTCCTGCCGCTGGAACTTTTACATCGTTGGCCACCACTGCATCTTTGGCCATTGATGGAGTTACGATTTCAGACAACACAGTTTCAACAAATTCATCAAATGCCAATCTAGAGTTGACCGGTAACGGATCAGGTGGTGTGACAATAAGTGGGTTCACCATGCCAACTTCTGACGACAGTGCGGGCAAATTTTTAACCACGAACGGACTTGGAGTGCTTTCATTTGCAACGGCGGGTGTGTCATTAAGCCATTCAGATTTGGCAGACGCCTCAACAACAGTTGCAAGTTCGGCCACTAGTGTAATAAACACATTTGACAAGACTGTGCATAGAAGTGCAAAATACTTTATATCTGCCTCAGATGCCACAAACAGTAGATTTGAATTTGTAGAAGCAAACGTGATACACGACGGTACAACAGCATACATTTCAACCTTTGGGTCGGTAAGTGATCACACAGTAGGATTAGCGACCTACTCAGTTGGGATTAGTGGTAACAACGTACAACTAAAAGTTACAAATATCACTGACAATAGCACAGTGTTCAAAATCCAGCGTATAGCAATAGACGTATAATAATTACATTAGGTTTATAAAAAATTATATAAATACTCTTAACAAAAGGAATTTTAAAACATGGCAAGACAAGCAATCAACATTGGATCAAGTGCAAACGACGGCACGGGTGATCCGCTAAGAACAGCATTTGACAAGATAAACGACAACTTCGTGGAACTTTACGGTGGTGACAACGACATCAACACACTTGATGCAAATCTAAATGTTAACAACTTCGCTATAACAACGGGTGTCACAAATGGCGACATCACAGTAACTCCAAACGGAACAGGAAGCATACTACTGGGTTCAATGAAATTCAATGGCACAACTTTGAGTTCAGATGACTCAACAATTATCAACATCAACGAAGGATTGGTTGTTGATGGCACAGCAAATATTTCAGGTGCGGCAACACTGGCAACAAGTTTAAAACTGGCGACAGGCGCAACAGTGACTGGCATCCTAGATGAGGACAACTTAGGCACAAACAGTGACACACAATTAGCGACACAACAATCAATCAAGGCATATGTTGACGCACAGGTCACAGCACAGGACTTGGACTTTGCATGTGATGACTCGACAACACTTTCAATTGATTTAGATTCTGAAAGTTTGCAGTTCTCTGGTGGTACTGGTATCACAACAGCAGGTACAGGTAACACTGTTACTGTTGCAATAGATTCAACAGTGGCAACACTGACTGGTTCACAGACTTTGACTAACAAAGTTCTAACCAACCCAACGATAAACGCGGCGACCATGACAGGTGCTGTTGCCATCAATGGGATAACACTAAACGACAACACTATAATAGCCAACGCCTCAGATGAAGATTTAGAATTAGATGGCAGTGGCTCAGGAGCAGTCAAGATACTAGCAAACGCCACAGTGGTAGGAACATTGACCACTGCTGATGTTAGCACAACGGGTAACACGACTGTGTCAGGATCATTGACAACAGGAAGTTTTGCAGTCGGTGACTTGAATATTATCGCAGACGGTACTATTACTTCTGACACAAACGGAGACATAGCAATTGATCCGGCAGGAACAGGTGCGATTGTGTTGACAGGACCAATTACCCACACAGGAACACAGACGACAACAGGACAACTAAATGTAGACAACTTGAGATTGGACGGAAACACTATTTCTGCTCCATCATCAGGTGGTATTACATTAACACCGGCGGCAGGACAGAACGTTACAGTCGGTGGTACAAACACCAACTTAACAGCCGCAGAGGCAAACTTCACATTGTGTGAAGCAACAACTTTGAGAACAAACGCATTACAGAACGATACATCAGATGGTGACCTTGCAATTTCAACACAGGGTACTGGTGCGGTAACAGTTGCTTCGCAACTTACATTGACAGGATCATTCCTGCCAGCGATACACACATTCGTGGCAACGGACGCAGTTACGATCACAGAACACGCAGGTAGAACATTATTACTTGGCGAAGTTGGTGGTAACGCATTGGTGACACTAACACTGCCAGATGCAACAGGTAGCGGTGCAACATACAAATTTATAGTTACTGTTGCAAACACATCAAACTATG